CATTATGAACTAGCTAGGTGTGTATGTCAAAGGTTAGACGGATCTAAATGTGTCGTTGTATATTAAATGAAGCGGGCGCGCCGCGCGCGAGAGAACTGGTTTCTTTAGCCGTTGTGTTATCTATAGACATAAAAAAGCCCCGCCGAAGCGGGGCTTAGTGTTAGTCAATCTCTTTAGGGCCGATCAAGGTCGTGACCCATACGGTTACAGGAACTTTGTATCCTGCGACCCATTCGTTCGCTTTGTCCTCAGTATCGAACGGACCAATGATTGTGTAATCTTCGATCTCATTGTCGTAGAACACAACAACGTATTTGCTGTCTATAGTCTTATCCTCAGTGATTAGGGCATATTTCTTCATCATCTTATCCTCAGTAAGTCGCACGTCCCTGTGCTGTGAATGTTAAGCGTAGTGATTAACTTCGCTTTCCTTTATGTCGAAAGACCAACGACGAAGATGTCCGTCGGGTCCGTGCTCTGTCACTTCCACTTGGAACGTATCCGTACCTTTAATCATAGAGTGAATGAAGCAGTACTCCATGATCTGCCCAGTCAAAGCCCTAAGGCAAGTGTAGTACTCCTTACCGCGTGGTGGCTTAACGCCAACTCCGGTACGCTCGCGAATGTTATCCTCGCCCGCGTAGACAGTAGCGTCATAGTAGAATGAATCGGTCATTGCCTTATCCTCCAATGTTATGAATAGCAGTAAACAAAGCGTCAATCGCTTTCCACATAATGAACAACACTCCAATGATAAGTGAAGCATTAACTAGGAATCTAAATATGCTATCAATCATGTTACACCTTATTGTGTTAAAGACATCGAGACGGGATTGCCTCGACGTGGGTACAGTCTAAAACAGCTATGGTTAAAAGTCAAATACTAGGGCATTATTTTAGGGGGTGGGGGTTTGACGGGGGGACCCCCCTTTTTGCCAGCTGGTTCCATCGCGCGTACCCGTTTATATTCCAGACACCCATAGACCAAAAATTTTCTACGCCGACATATTACGACCCCCTACACCCTGTAAACCCCATAATGACCCCCCGGGTTAACATCCATACCTCCCCTTTACCTCCTGAAATTTCCGTGGTATACATCCGCCATGTTCACGTTTCACGATGACCTCCTCTCTGAAGCACCCCTCCCGCCCCTGCGGGAGGTCCTTTCTGCGCCCGAAGAAGAACCCTCCTATGGGGTGCCGGACCTCGACGATCGGCGTGCGTGGCAGAAACATACGATGACCATGCTGTACAAGCATTCCTTCGACCCGGACCCTAAAATATCCCTGCAGGCGTTGGACAAGATCGCCAAGACTTCGGTCGCAGGCCTGTCCGAAGAGCGCGTGGTAATGGATGTGCGCAGCAAGTCCATGGACGAGTTGAAGTCGTTGTTGTTCGACAAGGTGCACAGCATCCTTGCCCGCGACGAAAAGGTGATTTCTGTTCAGTGAGCTGACAAAAGAGGACATTTACCGAGCCATGGAGCTCGCCTCGAAAGAGGAGAAAATTGTCCTGTCAGAAGTGCTGGACGAGATACACAAGCGCGAGGTGCGCGATAAGGCCCGGTTAGACTTCATTGCCTTTGTGAAGACCCAGTGGCCCGACTTCATCGAAGGTGAGCATCACCGTAGAATCGCCAAGCTGTTCGAGGATATAGCTGAGGGGCGTAAGAAACGCGTTATTATCAACCTCGCTCCGCGACACACCAAGTCAGAATTCGCCTCATATCTGTTCCCGGCATGGTTCCTAGGGCGTGCCCCGTCAAAGAAGGTAATGCAGGTATCGAATACTGCAGAACTTGCAGAAGGCTTTGGTCGTAAAGTTCGAAACCTACTAGACACCGACGTTTATAAAGAGATATTCCCCGATGTGGAGCTCCGCGCAGACTCGAAAGCAGCTGGTCGATGGAATACAAACCACAACGGTGACTATTATGCTACTGGTGTTGGTGCCGCCCTTGCTGGTCGCGGTGCTGACCTATGTATTATTGACGACCCCCATACGGAAGCCGAGGCGTTACAAGCTAAATTTAACCCCGGTATTTACGATAAGGTCTACGACTGGTACACCACAGGCCCCCGTCAGCGTCTTCAGCCGGGCGGTGCGATTGTTATCGTGCAGACACGATGGTCTCTTCGAGACCTCACAGGCCAAATCACGGAAAATTCGGCCGCAAACAAGGGTGCCGATCAGTGGGAAGTGTTCGAATTCCCGGCTATTCTGCCTTCTGGCCGTCCGCTCTGGCCTGAATTTTGGGCGATCGAGGAGCTTGAAGCGACAAAAGCGTCAATCAACGACCTGAGCAAGTGGAATGCCCAGTACCAGCAGAATCCGACCTCGGATGAGACCGCCATCATCAAGAGAGACTGGTGGAATCGGTGGGAAAAGGACGATCCGCCTCCGTGTGAATACACGATTATGAGTTGGGACTGCGCGTTCGAGGCCAAAAACAGCGCCGACTACTCGGCAATGACCCTCTGGGGCGTGTTTACCAACCACGAAGACCACGATAATGCCCATATCATTCTGCTGGATGCCTACCGAGCGAAGCTGGAATTCCCCGATCTGAAGCGAAAAGCGCTAGACCTCTACCTTGAGCACGAGCCTGACTCGGTTATTATCGAAAAGAAGGCTTCTGGAGCCCCTTTGATCTTCGAATTTCGAAGAATGGGCGTTCCGGTGCAGGAATTCACCCCTGTGAGAGGTGCCGCGGGCGTGTCGAATGACAAAATCGCCCGATTAAACGCGGTTGTGGACATTTTTTCGTCTGGTAGAGTATGGGCTCCTAGCCGAAGGTGGGCGGATGAGGTCATCGAAGAAATTGCGTCGTTTCCCGCAGGGCGTTACGACGACTATGTGGACACCACGTCTCAGGCTATCTCCCGTTTCCGCAAAGGAGGCTTCGTTTCCACGAAATTGGACAAACAAGACTCGTGGGAAGACGAAATTCGGTACAAAGTACAGAAAGCGAGGTACTATTGATGTTTATGGAACAACTTCCCGCAAACGAGAGACAAGTCGGTGGCACGCATTACAAGGCGATGCCCATTCAACCGTGGGACGTTATGGAAGTCGTGCTCTCCCGAGAAGAGTTTATTGGGTTCCTGAAGGGCAATTACATCAAGTACGCTATGCGCGCAGGTAGCAAGGGAGATCCCCTTGAGGACGCAAACAAGGCGCTGCACTACAAACAGAAATTGGAAGAGGTTCTGAACAATGATAGATAAACCGATGGCTCCTCCGCAGCCCGTAAGCCCTCTTTCCTCAACCAATCCGCTGGATGCCGCAGACCTTGAGATCGAGATTGAAGCGGACCCGGGTACGGATCCTGCCGATGCAATCGGTCAGGCCATGGACATTCTCAGTGAGCTGACGGAGCCGGCGTTCGACGCCAACCTTGCAGAGACGCTGGAGGACTCGTTCCTCGCCTCTCTTTCCTCGGATCTGACCGAGGACTATGGCAACGACCGTGCGTCGCGCAGCGACTGGGAGAAGACCATTGAGGATGGTCTGGACCTGTTGGGTCTCAAGATGGAGGAACGTGCCGAGCCATGGAACGGTGCCTGTGGGGTGTACCACCCCCTGCTGACGGAAGCGGCCATTCGGTTCCAGTCGGAGATGATTTCCGAGACTTTTCCGGCTCAGGGTCCTGTGAAGGCCAAGATTGTCGGCGCTACGACGCCTGAGATCGAGGAGGCGGCGCAAAGAGTGGTAGACGATATGAACTACCACCTCACGGAAAAAATGACGGAATTCAGGCCTGAGCACGAGCGCATGCTGTGGTCAGAGTCTTTGTTCGGGTCGGCGTTCAAGAAAGTCTATTACGACGAGAACCTTGGTCGCCCAACGTCCGTGTTCGTCCCGGCGGAAGACATCGTGGTGCCCTATGGGGCGTCTGATCTGATGACCGCGCCGCGAATCACTCATGTGATGCGCAAGACCAAGAACGAGATCCGCAAGCTGCAGGTCGCGGGGTTCTACAAGGATGTCAAGCTGGGCGAGCCGTCGAAGTCGGTCTCTCCGGTCAAGAAGCGTATTGACTCAGCCGAGGGGCTGAGCCCGGTCAACGATGACCGCTACACGCTGCTGGAGATGCACACCTACCTCGTGATCGAGGATGACTCCTACGGAGAGTCGGAGAATGACATTGCGGTGCCGTACATCGTCACCATGCTGGAGAGTTCAGGCGATATTCTGGCCATTCGGCGCAACTGGGCCGAGGACGACGAAAAAAAGAAGCCGCTGCAGCATATCGTTCACTACACCTACATCCCCGGGTTTGGGTTCTACGGCTTTGGTCTGATCCACCTTCTGGGTAATTTTGCTTCGGCTTCCACGTCCATTCTGCGTCAGCTGGTGGATGCAGGGACTCTTTCGAACCTTCCGGGCGGCCTCAAGACCAACGGTCTTCGCGTCAAGGGTGACGATACGCCGATCATGCCGGGTGAGTGGAGAGACGTGGACATTGCGTCGGGCACGCTCAGGGACAACCTGATGCCCTTGCCGTACAAGGAGCCCAGTCAAACGCTCGCAGCCCTGCTGCAGGAAGTGGTCGAGGAAGGCCGGCGACTGGCGGCAACGGCGGACGTAAAGATTTCGGACATGAACGGAGAGGCTCCGGTGGGTACCACCTTGGCCATTCTGGAGCGCACGCTCAAGGTCATGTCAGCGATTCAGGCCCGCAACCATGTGTCCATGTCGCAGGAGTTCAAGCTCATTGCGGACCTCATCAAGGATTACACGGCGCCGTATTACAGCTACCCGACGGCCACCACGGGCGTGCCGACTTATGCAGCCAAGCGGTCGGATTATGAACAGACGGACATCGTGCCGGTATCAGATCCCAACTCGTCCACCATGGCGCAGCGGATCATTCAGTACCAGTCAGCTATTCAGCTGTCTCAGATGGCACCCAACATCTACAACCTTCCGATTCTGCACAAGCAGATGCTTCGGGTCATGGGCATCAAGGACGTTGACAAGATCATCGAGACCGAGGATGCACTGAAGCCGACGGATCCGGTCAGTGAGAACATGGAGGTCATCAAGGGCAAGCCGGCCAAGGCTTTCGTCGAGCAGAACCATGAGGCGCACATTGCGGTCCATCAGGCGTTTATCAACGACCCGATGACGGCTCAGATGATGCAGAACAATCCTCAGGCCCCGATGGTCATGCAGGCGTTCCAAGCTCACCTCATGGAGCACTACGGCTTCCAGTACCGGCAACAGATCGAGCAGCAGTTGGGCATGCCCCTGCCGCCTCCGGGCGAGAAGCTTCCTCCAGAGATGGAGCAGCAAGTTGGACCTCTGCTGGCGCAGGCCGCCTCACAGGTCAGCCAAGCTCATGCGGCACAGGCGCAGCAGGCACAAGCCCAGCAACAGATGCAGGACCCGCTGTTCCAGCAGTCTCAGCAAGAACTCCAGCTCAAGGAGCAGGAGATCAACAACAAGTTTACGATCGAGCAGGCCAAGATCGACGCGCAGCTTGAGATCGCGCGGATGAACAACGACGCCAAACTAGGACTGCAGGCAGCCAAGGACGAGTCTACCCACCAGCTCAAGGCCGCTGAGATCATTGACCGTAAGATGAATCCGCCGCCACCTCCGGCTCCGGGCAAGTTCCCGGGAGGTAAGAAATGAGAGATGAGCAGCAGTCCGCTGGAGACCGCCTGTCCGTCTGGATGGGCGACCAGATACAGATGCACGAGAAAGCCATCTCTCAGGGTGGCGCCAAGACCTTTGAGGAGTACCGCGAGATATGCGGTGTCATTCGAGGGCTAAGGATAGCCAAGAACGAGCTGGACAGCATGATGCGTAACTGGGAGATCGCATCGGAGCTCGACGACTAAAGTCACAATCTAAGCTCTAGGAATACGCCACGCCTAGAGACAACTTAGCCATAAAGGTGGTGCTTGTGGAGTCAACGATGTCAATCGCAAATATCGACACTGATAAAACGCTGGAGAAGGGAGAGGAGTTAGCTTCTCGTCTTCCCAAACCGGTAGGTTATCAGTTGCTCGTCATTAAACCCAAGATCGAGGACAAGACTGAAGGCGGTATCCTAAAGCCGCAAGAATTCATCCGAAAGGAAGAAAGTGGATCCGTTGTAGGTCTGGTGCTCGAAGTAGGGGATATGGCGTACTCAGATACGGCGCGTTTCCCGACAGGCCCTTGGTGCAAGAAGGGAGACTTCGTTCTTATTGGTGCCTATCGTGGCCAGCGTTTTACTGTCGATGGTGAAGAATTCGTCATCATCCATGACGATATGGTGCTGGCAACGGTAGACGATCCCCGTGGTATCAACCGAGCGTACTAAGGAGATAGACAATGGACGAGGAAAATTACGAAGGCACTGAGATCGAGATTGACATCGTTGATGACACTCCCGAAGAGGACCAAGGTAAACAACCCCTACCGCCTATTTCAGACGATGATCTGGAACAGCAACGCAAAGAGATGGATGCCTACGCATCCAAAGGCGTGCAGGAAAGAATCAACAAGCTGACGCACCATATTCACGACGAACGTCGTGCGAAAGAAGAAGCGATGCGTCGAGCAGAGGCCGCTGAGCAATTTGCCAAGCAGGTCTACGAAGAGAATCAGAAGTATCAGGACACCCTCAACTGGGGCCGGAACGAGTACTTCAACGAGGTCAATGCCCGGTTGGATCTGGCGCAGCAGCTGGCTGAACAGGGCTATCGCAAGGCCTACGAAGAAGGCAATACGGATGAGATTATCAAGGCCCAGCAAGCCATGCAGGACATTACGGTCAAGCGGGCACAGCTGGCTAATCTTCCACCTCCGGTACCAAAGGAAGACTTCAAGTTTCAGGAACAACAGCCGATTCCTGATTTTCAGCAGCAGACTTATGCACAGCCTCAAGAACCTGTGTATGAAGAGCCCTTGCAGGAAGAAATTGTCCCTGATATAAAGGTCCAAGAATGGACTGCTCGGAACCCGTGGTTCGGAGAAGATGGCGACCCAGAAATGACGTTCGCCGCTCTTGGAGTCCATAGAAGTTTGGTTAATCGTGGTATAGACACGAACTCTGACGAGTACTATGCGGCGCTCGATCAGAGAATGAGTCAGCTATACCCCGAAAAGTTAGGTAAGCCACGACGCTCGTCACAGGTGGCCCCCGTTGGTAGAACCGCTGCCACGAAGAAGGTGACGCTAACCAAGGCACAGGAAGCCTTTGCAAAACGATTTAACATCCCCCTCGAAAGGATGGCGAGGGAGCAGATGAAAGCCAATGGAGATAACTAATGGTTGAACAAGCACCTGTACGCGCCCCTACGAGAGCGCAGGAAACCCGGGCTAAGGAAGAACGCAAGGTCTCTTGGAGGCCGGCGCACGATCTGCCTGAACCGGAGCCTCAGGAAGGCTATGTCTTCCATTGGAAGCGAGTGTCCTACATGGGCAACGCTGATCCGGCGAACATGGCGAAAGCGCGGCGAGAAGGATGGGAACCCTGTAAAGCAGAGGATCACCCTGAGATGATGGCCGACTACGCAGCATTTGGAGTCAAGCCCAACGGTATCATTGAGATCGGTGGATTGGTCCTGTGCAAAACCACGGTAGAAAATGCTCAAGCTCGTAAGGAATATTACGCGACTATGACCCAGCGTCAGGCTGACTCCGTGGACAACAACTTTCTTCGTGAGAATGATCCGCGGATGCCGCTCTTCAGAGAAGGCAAATCCAAGGTATCTTTTGGCAGCGGTTCCTAATCTTTAGGGGCCGTAAGTAACAAATTTAGGAGCAACTTATGGCATATCCTAACGGCATTGGTGCTACTGGTCTGATTCCTGTGAATCTGATCGGTGGCCGCGTTTATAACGCAGCTGTTCGCCAGATTCCGATCGCTTCTGGGTACGCTCAGAATATCGGTAATGGCGACTTCGTCACCTACACCACTGACGGCACTGTCGTCCGTGTTGATACCTCCTCTGGTGCAAAGACCACCTTTGCAGCAGCTCCGGTTGGTATCTTCCTCGGATGCTCATACGTGTCTTCAACCGGTATGAAGTACTTCACTCCGGCTCAGTACTGGCCGACTGGCACCACGATTCTTCAGGACAACGAAAACTACGGCTACGGCTGGGCTTACGTTTGTGAAGATCCCGATGCAGTCTTCGTCGCTACTGTGACTGACGGCTCTGGCAACCTGTACACCTCTGGTGCTGCAACTCAGGCCAATGTTGGTGAAAACGTAGGCTACTACGTTGGATCCGGTCTGGTTAACACCACCACTGGTAACAGCATCGTGTCTGTAAACCTTGCGTCTGCAGCAACCACCAACACTCTGCCGCTGCGTATTGTCGACGTTGTCCGTTCTACGGCTCTGTCTGATGGTACCTATCAGCAGGTTCTGGTGAGCTTCAACTCAGGTTTCCATTTCTATCGCCAGACTACCGGCATCTAAGGGAGTAACGTAAATGGCTGCTATTTCACGCGCGCAATTACTTAAAGAGCTCCTTCCCGGTCTGAACGCACTGTTCGGTCTGGAATACGAGCGCTATGGTGAGGAATACAAGGAGATTTTCGAGACCGAAAGCTCCGAGCGTTCCTTCGAAGAAGAACAGAAGCTGTCAGGTTTTGGTGCAGCTCCGGTCAAGATGGAAGGCAGCGCTATCGCATACGATAACGCTCAGGAAGCATGGAACGTGCGGTACACCCACGAAACCATCGCTCTTGGCTTCTCTCTGACTGAAGAAGCAATCGAAGATAACCTGTACGACAGTCTCTCTGCTCGTTACACCAAGGCACTGGCTCGCGCCATGGCCTACACCAAGGAAGTGAAGGGTGCCAACATCCTGAACAACGGCTTCAACACCAACTACAAAGGCGGTGATGGCAAGTCTCTGTTCGCGACGGACCATCCGCTCACCTACGGTGGCACCATCTCTAACCGTCCGTCTACCGCGGCCGATCTGAACGAAACTTCACTTGAAAATGCGGTAATTCAGATTTCTCTGTGGACTGACGAACGTGGCCTGCTCATCGCAGCTAAGCCGAAGAAGCTGATCATCCCGTCTGCCCTGCAGTTCGTGGCGACTCGCCTCCTCGAAACTGAGCTCCGCGTTGGCACCACCGACAACGACATCAACGCTCTGAAGAACAACGGTTCAATCCCGGGCGGCTGGACTGTCAACCACTGGTTGACCGACACCAATGCTTGGTTCTTGACCACCGACGTTCCGAATGGCCTCAAGCACTTTGTCCGTACCCCGCTTGCAACCTCTATGGATGCAGACTTCGATACCGGCAATGCTCGCTACAAGGCTCGTGAGCGTTA